TTCTGTTTCGATTCCTTCCGTAAAAGGAAATTGTGGTTCTGGAGTAGTTTGTACTAATGATGCTATCCAGAACAAGCTGGTAGGAATTGAAGTTGCAGGAAACTCGATCAATACAGGTGTTGCACCTATTTATCGAGAAGATTATGAAGAGTTTGCCGCTTTTGTAAAGAAAACTCTATCAGAATTACCTCAACAAACAGTAGAAGCTCATACAGTTTTGGATTGGTCAGATACTATTCATCCACCATCATCAAAGCTTCGAGAAGTGGATTCCGAAGGGAGTTATGAAGGAATTAAAAAATGGAGTGAATTTGAAAATTATGAATACTCCATACCTCAAAAATCTGACTATTATCCTACTGTTGTTAAGACAGGAATTGATACGATTCGAGAACATGTTGATCCCCCTTATCCAGATCTGACAGGACCGGCCAGATTGCGAAAGGAAGGGGATATTGATCCTTTACATCTTTCATTTCGAAAAGGAAAAGGACGGAAGACCTTCTTTAGTGCTGATCTTAGCGCTAAACGAGCATGGGATGGAATTCTTAATGATAACCTTAAAACGTTCGAGTATCGGATGCTCACACTGGAAGAAGGTGTTATGGGAGTTTCTCACTTTGGAAATTTCAAGTCCATTGACCTTAGTACAGGGGCTGGACATCCCTGGAGACAAATGGGATTTACAAGAAATCAATTGATTATATTTGATTCAGATAAGCCCAATGTGCGAGATTTTCCTCTAGGAAATAAACCTACTCTAGAAGATTTCAGTGTACGATCTGATATCAAAAGAGGATTGTGGGTTCATCCGGAACTTCAATGGATGATTTACATGCGTTTTTATTATGCGAAGATGGGTAAGGTCGTACCTGCCTACTTCATCTATTGCCTTAAAGATGAAACGCGCCCTTTGGATAGAGTGGAGAAAGGTTATACTCGAGGATTTCTTTCTTCAGGTCTCGATCATCTGATTTTTAGTAGGATGGTTTTGGGATCGTTGGTTTCAGCTATAGAGCATAACCTAGAAGGAGATTGTACTTTAGGTATGAACGTTTTTAGTTCTCATTGGGAACGTTTCTATCGAAAATTACGTCGAGTTTCAACCAGAGTAGTAGCCCATGATGTAGATGGTTGGGATACTCAATTCTTGAGCCATCCTTTTATTATCGGATTTATGTACCGAGTAACCCGAACAATTAAGGTTGGTTTTTTGACTTTTGAGTATTATTGTATTTTTTCGGTGTGGCAAAGTTCACTATGTCCTTTCATAATAGTGAAACGTTTTGTCTTGGTGGTTGTTCGTATGCCATCGGGGGCTTATGTCACTTCTTTTGGAAATACTCTTTGCAATTCGGTTAAACACAGATCTTTGTGGTACCGATTATATGATGAAGAATTTGATGATTATAACGCTTTAGGAGTACATGGAGATGACTCTTTGTTAGCGATTACTGAATCAATTTTAGGCGAATGGAATGGGCAGGTTATTGCTCAGATGTCGAAAGAAATATTCAATCATACTCATACAGATAGTGCTAAAGGAACTGAACTTAGTCTTTCTAGTGATATTCATGATGAGTTTTATTTGCAGAGAAAATTTAGAGTTCAAGACGGCGTTGTTCTTTCACCCTTGAACCCTCAATCATTGTATTCCTCTGTTCAATGGAATGCAAAAACATCAGCG